GCAGAACGCCCTGCGCCCGGTGTTCCCGCCGCCTTCAACGTTGATGGTGATGCCGGGGCGGGCGTCAACCGATTCCACGTCAATGACCCTCGTGTAGTCGGCCTCATGCACGGCGATGTTCGCGTAGGAGCCAAGGTCAGGCTGGTTTACCCCGTTGCCGTCGATCTTGACGTTCCTGACCGTGAAGTTGGTTATGCGGGAACCGACCGCGCCGATGACTGAGAGGACGGGTTTGATGGAGACGGGGTTGTAGGCGGTCCCCGTGATCGCGTCGGTGCCGAGGTTGATGTCGCTGAACGCGGCATTGTTGACGGCGGTGATGGTTGCCCAGTTGCCGTCGAGCGTCACGTTTGACTTGGCCTGGATGGTGCCGTTGAGGGTGTAGGCGTGTCCGGGGGAGAGCAGCACCACCCCGCCGCCAGCGGCGTTAGCGGCGTCAATCTGCGCCTGGATCGCTGCCTTGGCGTCGCCGACAATTGCCGGGACACCGAAGGCCTGCGCGTAAGTGGCATTTAGTGACGTTTCGGTGAGGCGTGTGGGTAGGGCCGCGTCGGGTACTTTGCGGAAGTCCATGATTCCCATGAGTTGGCTCCTAGCTGATCGTGATGGCGGGTTTGGTGGTGATCCCGCCATTGGCGTTGCGGGTGACCGTGGGCTGCGTGTAGGTGCGGGTGCCGTAGGTGATGGTGTAGGAGTCGATAGCGCCGGGGAAGGAACTAGATGCGGTGCCTGTGTAGGTTCCTGTCGTCCCGTCCGGCCATGCCACGCCCGCCGATGTGGGGGCTTGGTTCGCGTCCCTCGTGATCGTGCCGACCATGATGGTTTCCGGGTCAGCAGCAAGTGACAGGTTCAGCGAGGAAATCCACGCAGGCTGCGGGGTCGGTGACGGGGCGAGCGTTTCCGGATCAATCGGCACCAGCTCCGAATAGTCCAGCTCAGCGACAGCAGGCACAGCGAAGTAGATCGTCCGGCCCGCAACACCCGGTAGATGCTCGTCAACACGCCACACCCAGTCAGCGGTCGTGGTCGCGAGCGTCACATCAACAGCCCCAGCAGCGAGGACAACCTGGAACGACGCGGGCAGCACAACCTTGTCAGGCGTCCCCGTGATAGTGCGCCGCGCTGTGGGCGTGAACCTGAGAATACCCGCAGCAGGGGTCGTGGTCCCGTCAGCGAGCGGTGTCACGAGGGAGACATGAACGATAGCCAAAAGAATCTCCTACGTGACTGTGATCGCGGGACGGTTAGTGATGAACCCGGACGCGTTACGGGTCACGGTCGGCTGGGTGTATGTTTTCGTGGTCGTCCCGGCGTAGGTGATCGTGTACGAATCCAACGCGCCGGGGAAAGTCGCGGACGGGGTGCCTGAGTAGACGCCCACTGTCCCGTCAGGCCACTTCACGGAAGCACTCGTTGGGACGCCGTTGCTGTCGGGGACAACCGAACCGGAGAACAGCGCCTCTGGTTCGCGGGCCAGCGCGACCATCGCGGCCTCAAGATCATCCTCAAGGTCGTTCAGTCGGGAGGCGGAGAGTGGCGTGTTGCCTATGACCCCATCGGTCCAGTTACGTTTAGCCATCAGCTACCACCTGCTTCCAACGCCTCAACACGGCGCATCAAATCCTGAACAACCGGGATCAAAGCCACCCCGAGCAGGTCGTACCTGACACCATCAATTTCCCCGCCGTAACGGGTCACAATCTCGGGTAGAACTTGGGCTACTTCTTCCGCGATCAGGCCGAACTCGTTCTTCGCTCCCTCAAACATCTGCGGCGGACCAATCAGCCGGTTACCGTCAGCGTCCTCGGGGTACTGGAACGTTGCCTTGCGGTCATAAATCACAGGCCGCAACGACAACACAGCATGAGCGGGCGTCGCGTCCCGAACGTTTTCCTTGTACTTCAGCGAGGACGTATTCCGCCCGAACTTGTACCCGCCGTTATTGCCCACCCATAGCGCGTAAAACTCGGTGCCGCCCACCGTGTTAGTCCACCCGTACTGGGAACCCTCAGCCTCGGGTACAGCCCCGCTGGTAATGTCCGCGCCAACGTGCGTGTGGGACGATGGCGGGAACGTGGCCGGCTTACCGCTAACGCTGTCCCACGTCGTGGTCTGGTTACCCAAACGCACCCACGTAGACCCGACCAAAACCTCAACACCGTACTCAGTTGGGGCAGTCTCCAGCAGCTCACCAAAGCGGGCCACAGCGGTCACGCCCGTGTCGTCAAAAACCGTGAACGTTCCGCTCTGCGGGTCCGCCTGAACACCCAGCGAACCGTCCTCACGGTTGAAGTTCATCAACCCGTTCACCAGCACACCGTTAGGCACCACACCAATACCCGCCGTCGCCAGCAGGTCAGCCGCGGCCAGTTCCCGCTGTGCGCGTTCCACGTCCTGCAACCGGCGGATAATCGCATCATCACCCATGAACTGACTGCCGAGCTGCCCAGGCTGAGCCACTAGATACCCCCGATGCTGGTCACGTCAATCAATGGTTGGATGGTGTTCGCGTCCATACGCCAACCCACCGCCCTGCCCGTCCCGGTGATCCCGTTAGGCCATGCAGGGGCGGTCAGGTCGAACCCGATTTCATCCCCGATGAACCAGTCCCGCCCCAGCTTCGGAGCCTCTGCACGCTTCGCCGTGAGTTCAAGGCCGATGCCGCCGTTCTTCATGGCAGTCAACGCCCGCGCCGCGTGGTCGTTCAACGTGGACGTTTCCTTGATGGACGTGGATGGCGTCCACCTGTACTCGAACGTGGGCCGCAAATCCGTAGCTTCAAACTGCGGGGCGGACTGGGGGCGGGCATCATCAACACCAGACGAAACCGCAATCACACGGTTAGCCCCAAGGTTCGACGTGTACGACTCCTTGAGCTTCGCGCCCGTCACCGACCCCGGAAGATAGAACTGTGCCGCGGGTCCAAGGCCAGCCGGTGCCGCAGCCCCAACCCTGTCACCCACATAAAACACAGGGGTAATCAGGGAGTTCACATGCTCCCAACCCACCGTCCACTCAGGACCACCAACCAGCCCGGACAGCTCCCCAAGGACCGTGTACAGGGTCTTGTCCTCGTTGTCTTTGTAGGTCCGGTCCCGTGCTTCACCGTTGCCGCCCACGACCTGAACCCGGATCGGGATACCCCGCAACGCCCCAGTCTTCGCCCAGTCCTCAACCAGATCCTTGGCGATCAGGTTCTGGGCCGTGGCCGTATAGGTCACGTCGCCGACGAAGCGCCTGTCGAAGTAGGCCTCCGGGGTTGCCAGGCTCAGTTCTACTGAACCGCCGTGCGTGGTTTCCCGGTCAATGACCATCCCACCCCACAAGGGGGTTTGCCCGTCATCGTCCAAGCAGACGACCCAGACCGCGCCGGGGCGGGTCGCGTTCACCCACCCGTTCGGTGCCGACGATAACGGCAAGGAAGCGGTCTGCGTCTCGTACCTCATCATCGTGCAACCGAACATGCCCGAGGGTTCGAGGTCGGGGAGGTCCGCCATGACGGCCCCGGTGTTCGCATTCACAGCAACCCAAGAAAGCGTCACGGCGTCAACCCCTCAAATTAGCGAAGTGAGAATCGGGCCTACTCGGCTGCGTGCCGGCCCTTGCCCACAGCGACCTCGGCATTGAACGCAGACGGGTTACCGTCCGTGGCCTTGGCAACCAGGATGTTCTTCAGCAGCGCAATCACGAACGACAACCCCGAAATGTTCAAAGCGAGCAACCAGTCAACACCGGTCAACGTTGTCGCGCCCAACGACACAAGCGCTGCTAGGAACGATTCAACGAAAGTTGAAATGGACCGCTCCAGCGCGGCCTTCCAAAACGCGAGAGTAAACATCAAGAACCGACTTTCGGCATGTCGTCGATCAGCCACTTGGGCACGAGCCGGTAAGTCTCACCGGACCGCATGGCCAACTGGAACTCAGTGAGGTTGATAGGCCGGAGTTTCCCGTCGTCGGTGCGCTCGTACACGGTGTCCTCGCCGGTTACCTCACTGCGGACGAACCTAGAACCCACACCGCCCTTCAGCGTGAGCTCGGCGGCCTGCTTGATGACACCGGTCACGGGGTCGGTCAGGACCTTCTCGAAGGACACGTCCAACTGTTCGATGCGGGCAAGTTTTTCCTTGATCCACTGGATGTCTTCGGCGGTCATGTCGTATTCCTCTGCTGTTGTGGTCGTTGTGCTCTGGGGGGCTATGGCTGTGGAGCCGCTGGCCATGAGGTTGATGCGGTCCAGATCCCAGATGCCTGGGCATTGGGTGGCCTGCCAGTTGCGGTGAGGGATAAGAGGCAGGTCCGGGCCGTATTCGTCGCGGAGGTATCGGACAAGGGCAGCGACAGTTTCGTAGTCGCCGTCTGACGCTTCCGGCCGGCACTCGATACCGATGCTGGTTGCGTTGCCCACCGCGTTCCCTGCGTGCCATGCTGCGTCCAGTGGGGACACGAGGCAGTTGACCCGGCCCGCCGAGGCAACAAAGTGCGCCGACGTGGTTCCGGGCCCGTTGACGAAGAAGTTGTTCACGCCGTCATGGGTCTGGCCGGGCACGCCCCAGTGATGGATGGTGATGGACTCGATGGTTCGCTTCCGCCCAAAGACCCGTGGAACGTGCGCCGCTGGGGTGTACCCCTTCGCTGTGAGTGATTCGTCGATATTCATGGTCTGACCCCGATGATTGGTGAGCGGCATTGGCCGGCGTCCTGTACGCCGCCGTCTGTGTACGTGATGATCCAGCGCCCGTCGTCATTGCAGACAGTGGATGAGATGCCGCGGCCAGGTTCACCCTGCGGGCCTTGCGGTCCCGTCGCACCAGGAGGCCCGGGAACGGTGGAGTCCGCACCAGGTGCGCCGTCCTTACCGTCAACGCCATCCGCGCCAGGCTGCCCGGGCAGACCATCTGCCCCCGGTAGGCCATCTCTCCCGGCGGCACCAGCAGCGCCGTCCTTGCCAGGCTGCCCGTCTTTACCGGGGAGCCCGTCAGCGCCGTTGACCCCGTCCCTACCGGGCGCACCGTCCCTTCCCGGTTCGCCCTTCGCGCCGGGCAGAGGGTGGGGGGACTCGGACGCTACTTGCGCGGCTTTCCGGCAAATGTTGGAACCAGCCGCGGACTGCGCAAAGTCCGCGGACTTACACGCAGCGTCGAACTCTTCCGCGAGGCTCTGCTTCTCCTTCTGCTGAGTCTTCCCAAACGCCGCGTTAGCCGACGCCAACCGCTCGTTATCAACCGCCAGGAACAGGCAGACCATACCGAAGATCAGCGCCAGCACAGCGAGGGCGACGATGGCGAGGTTCCGGTACCTTGCCGCCCTGTTGCGTCGTTCCAGATCCGACTCCAATTCCTGGAGCTCTGAATCTTCACTGTTCATCGTCGTCCTCCGGCCATTCCGCTGGGTCGGGCTTGATCTGATGTTCGATAAGCTGTTCACGCCAGCGGTCACCCACCCGCGTCCGTCGCGCCAGTTTCCGGGTGAGCGCGGCGACGTTCTTCTTCAACTCGTCAATGCGGTCCTTCAGTGTCTGGATCACTTGCGCCTCCTGAGAGTCACGCTTCTTATCAGCACGGTTGAACCACCACGCCACACCGCCGCCGAGCACGCCGAGAAAACCCCCGAGGGGGACAAGCCATTGGAGATCCACACGTCTGACCCTCTTCAGATATGGATGTCTTCTGGGACATCCTTGGCGTTGATCTCGTCGGTCAGGCTGTGCTTCCTGAGAATGGCGAGCATCTTGTAAATGAAGTTGGTGAGTACGTTGTTGTAGTTCCGCACTTCCTTGACTTCGGAGCGGAGTTCCTGCACGTCCGCTTTGAGGTGCAGGGTGTCCTCTTGGAGCGTCGTGATCAGGGCGTCCCGGTCAGCGATGGTGTCCCTGCGCGAAGTCAGCGCGTCCGTTGTCACGTCCCGTTTCCGGGTGGCTCGGTACGTCAGAACGGACGTGACTACCGCGCCAATGACAGTGAAGGCCGCGGCGGCGATGGAGACCAGTTCAGTCATTAGGGCACGTCCCTGATCCGGCCGGGGTTGATCATGAAAGCCATCGCAACGACCAGCACAAAGAACGCCAGAAACCCCAGAGCGCCCTGCCACGCCCGGATCGTGTCCTCACCCGCCAAACCAAACGCGGCCGTGGCGATGTAGATCAGAGCCCACACCATGGAGATCCCGGCGAGGACGGCGAGCGCCAGGGCCTGCTTCTTCCGGAACGCGCACACCAGAACAACCAGACCAGTCAGGCCCCACAGGACACCCCACACATGGACCGGGATGATGCTCGCGAACTCCCGCAGCACGAACGGTGCAGAGTCCGCCCGCGCCGGACGCAAGTAGTCCGCGGCCCTGCCCAGCGCCGCCAAAGCCAGGATCAGCATCGCCCAACCCCTGGGGCCATACGGGCCCAAGCGGGTCAGCCACCGAAGCCGCCACACTACGGCTTCTCCGTAACGGTCATGGATCCCTTGAGCACCTGGATCGAACTGGCGTCACTAGCCCCAGCTTGTCCCTGGATTTTCCAGGTGTGCGTCCCCGCGGCGGGGGTATGGAATACCTTGAGTGAAAGCGGCAGTGGAACGCTAATGCCGCTGATGTATGGCGCTGTGAACGCCCATGGGTCAATCGCGGTGCCATCACAAGTCACTTGAATGGCCCCGGATCGGTGCGCACCAGAGTTCGCATTGGTAAGCGTCACGTCATAGTCGATGCACACCTCGCCGCCCAAGCTTGTCGCAGTGACAATGAGCAGGTCTGACCATGCCGGTGATGCGGCGAGCGTCCCGCCCAGCCCGGTGGTGGTGTGACCTAGTTCGGTTAGCCCAACCTGCGCCCAGCGGGTGCCGTTATGCCGGTAAAGCCTGTCAACGTCCTTCTGGTCCACAATCAGACCCTCATAGGCTGACAGTGCCGTCCGTTCCGCATTGTCCGCTACGGGGAGGATCCCGCCAGCCGCCGCGTAACGGGCGGGGTTCACAACCACCGTGGGCGAACCGCCACCAGACTGCGGGACCGTGATCGTACCGACAAGGAACGACCGCGCCGGCAAGGTTGGGGCAACAGGAGACGCTGACGGGGTTCCAGCAAGATAGAGGACAGGGGCAGTAGTCGCACCCGAGCCGTCACCAGCGGATGAGTCGTTGACCTGGACGTAGACGATGTCTTTGCGGGTGTACGTCGCATCAGCAGCCGTCACGGAGCCGGTCACGTTCGCGTCCGTGGACCACCCATACACGCCTTGGTGAGTGGCCGCGCCGGGGTCGATCATCGCAGCGCAGGGGCCCAGGGTCCACGTCGTAGACGTGGCTGTGAGGATGTTCGACGGGGTATCAACACGGAACCCCGAACGGCCACCAAGCGGACGCCCAGCGCCGCCACCATGCAAAGCAGCCGAACCCTGACGCTCAGCCTGAGCCGTGATAGCAACCCCATCAGGTTGCAAGTAAACAATAGTCATCTCAACTCCAGATCTATGACCACGCTGGCTTAGTAGCCACAGTCAGAAGGGCGGTTGCAGAGTAGTTGGCAGCGGAAAAGGCGATCTCATTCACGCCAGGGTCAAGGCTGAACCAGCCGCGGCTCGTCACGTAACCTGACCTAGCGGACTGGCCTTGAGCCAGAACCTCACGCCTGTCCATGTCCACCGTCACAAACTCGCCAGCGGCCAGTGCAAGGCTCGTCGCGAACGTGAGCGACTGCTTCTTACCCACATGCGTCACAGTCCAACCGCCAGCCGGGATCGGGCCATCAACCCTCAACCACACCGGAGCCTGAGTGTTCCCCGTGTTATTGATCTGAACCTTGCCCGTCACCGAAGACCCCGTATACGTCACCGGATAAGTCACCGGATACACCAGCCCGCCACTACTAGACGGCAACGCCGTAGACAACGACACAAGATCACCGAACTTACGCGGATCCGCCGCGGAAATCAGGATTGAATACGCGCCAAGCTTGTCCGTAAACTCATCAGGGATAACCTCGCCCTGACGCTGCACCATGCAGTTCCGGATCCGGGAACCCTCAGCGACAACCATCAACTGGGGATCCAGCGTCACCGCCGCGTTGAGTCGGTCAAATGCATCATCAAGCGCCGCGATATCCGGGGCGTGAATCAAGCCACCAAGCGTCATGATCCGCGCCGGCACAAACGGTTCAGTAGTCGTGGCACCATCGGCACGGGCCCGCTGCTTCAATTCCAGCGTTGTCCCTGGTGTGCCGCGCCACCCGTCGAACTTAGTCAACGACCAGCGCACACCGTATGGGTCCGTCTCACCAAGGACAAGATCACCGAGAGCGACCTTGCGGCCCTCAGTGTTCGTGAAGCCAGGGTAGAGGGAAGGGCTGGGATACGTTACTGGACTTGGGTAAGGCATCCCAGACTCCCTCCTATGTCCCCAGCCTGTTCAGCCGGCGAGATACTTCGTGTGCTGCGGTAACGGGGTCGTTCACTTGATTGAGGGTGATGGGTGCGTTGACGATGGTTTCGG